AATCGTACAGCAGAAAGAGTTTAGACGGTTCAAAGATACTTGCTCGTTACGAAGATGGACAACCCTCTTTTCTAAGCGGTAAAACCGAATACACACACGCTGAAATATTAGAAGTGTTAGCCACAGACGAGTGGACTTCTGACGAACCTATCTAATGGCAACTGAGGAAAAAGAGGCGATAGATTTAGTACTTTTACTGAGCATTGCCGTTTTTTTATTTACTGGTTGCAGCTTTCGGTCTACTTACCCAACGCTAGGCGGTATAGTTGGTGGAGGAGCTGGTAGTTTAGGTGGACCAGGTACTGCGGCCTTGGGTGCGGGTGCGGGAGTTTTAGCCGGTGAAGCATTGAAAAACAAGGATGCACTAATCGAAGCAGAAGAAACAATCGATGCCCTTACGCATGGAGATGTTTCTGCTCTTGTTGCTCAAGGGATGGCGGAGCATCAAAGCGGTTTTGCTGAATTTACTTCCTACATAAAACGCATTCTAATTGGAGCGGCAATAGTCCTCGGATGCTATTTAGCGATACCCATATTTGTCGCAAAAAGATGTGCAAAGACTGAGGTTACTAAATCAAATACAAGAGTTCCTTTTCGGCCTTCAGATTTAAAATGAAAAACTTAATCTTACTAAAAGAAAAATTTAAAACTCTGACAAACCGAGGTAAAATGATAACTCTGTTCGTTGGTTTAGTAATTATTATTCTCGTACTGGACTGCTTGTTTTGATGATTGATCGAGCATCAGTATTAGGAATGAGCGGGACGGCGGCCACATTTGGTCTATCCACCTTTGACTCCATGATCGGAATAGCGGTCGGACTCGTGACATTGGCCTATATGTCCATAAAACTTTATCAGGAGGTTAAGAAGAAATGAGCCGGTATCGTTCATACGGCAAACTAGACGATCCATTCACATCGGAAGGGGATACTTTCTTTCTGCGGATGAATGCCCGTTTACGGCCTAACCAGCTTAAGCCTGGTGAAGTTGCTTTGTCGAAAAATGGTCGAATGAATAAGGACGGGACTTGGCAAACTCGCAAAGGTTTATCGACTCTGTTTGGTTCAATCACATCGGGGACAAATGCGATCCGCTTGCCCTACATTATTTTGTCGGCTCAACGGCAGAGTAATGTGGTAACTTTAATTCTAAGCACTACTCCTTCGCTTTCTTTCATACCTGGAGAAGATTTTCATATTGATGACCTCGATGCATCGGTCGATGGAACTCGCACTTTAGCCTCTGTCAATTTTACGACTAAGACTCTTACCTTCGCCAACAGCGGAGCGGATACCGTTTTTACGGTTAATGGCGAAAATGTCGGTAATACTTCAGTCGTATCGACGGGCACATCCATCGGTACAACTTTAAATTTTACTCTCAACGACAACGGAGTAAACGAAGTATTCGGATCGGCAGTTTTCTCGGATGCCACATCGAATAATGATGACTATATTTTTACAGCAACAGATACGACCTGTATCATTCTGCGTCTGAAAGACTCTGCACTTTTCAAGTGTCGGTATGAGGCGGGTGGAGAGTCAGTCGATGGACCGGTTCAGCTTACTCAGGGACTCGGGAAGATGTATATCTTTCGCACCCGACAAACAACCCTTGAGGCCAGTCCCGAGGTTCAGCGAGTGGATATCACATCGGCTTCCCAAAGCGGGCAGACAATAACAGTAAACGCAACAGCACATGGCCGCTCGGCTAATGATTATGTTACTTTGACCGGTCTAGGAAATTGGACCAATAATCCGAATGACTGTTACCAGATTGAGACTGCATCGACCAATCAGTTCACCGTCAAAATGGCAACGAGTCAAACTACAACATTTAATGTTTCCGGTGCACAGGTGGAATTTTTCTTGGACTTCACGAAGGTGGCAAACGGAACTTATACCGCACCTATTTACCTGACTGATACCACAACAGTAGCACAGGACGGAGTCGTAACGATGGATATAAATAGCCACGGCCTGTCCGCTGGGGATGATTTAACCATTCAGTCGGGGACCAGCCCATTCGACCTGTTCGCTAACCAAAAAGTCAGAGTTACAGGAACGCCTACAGCCAATCAATTTACCTTTAACTTAGATGTCGCAAATGTCTCCCTCGGAGATTCAAAAACTTTAACAGTTAATAAGCCACTAGCAGTCGGAAAAGGTTACATCCACCAACCCGCCGCACCTTGGGGAATCGTCCACGAGCGAAGACTATGGATGCCTTACTGGTACACCTCGGATGTCAATCCTACGGACCGAGGAATAAGGGATGAGATAGTAAGTTCTGATATCATGGATTTTGATACTGTGGATGTAATCGGGAATCAGTTCAGACCATCTGCCGGGCAAAGTGATTACTTGGTCCAGCTTACTCCATTTACAAAAGATTCGCTCGTAGTCTTTAATCGAAAATCGATCCATCTGATGAGTGGAATAAGCGGATCTCTTGCTGATGTATCGACCAATGTGGTAACCACAGAAATCGGATGTTCGGCAAGAAAATCTGTAGTCCAGGTGGCTAATCAAATAATGTTTTTATCCGACCAAGGAATATATAGCGTGGAGTTCCTCGATGAATATAATTTACGGGGGACAGGTACACCGATTTCCGAAACTATCCAGCCATTTATCGACCGGATTAATCAAGACTATGTTCATCTGTCTTGCGGAGTTTACTTCGATAATCGCTACTGGCTCGCCTTACCATTAGACATTGTCCCTGGGAGTGGAGATGCGACTAAACTTAACACTATAATCGTTTACAGCTTTCTAAATGGCGGCTTTGAAAGTATCGACACTGTTAACTCGACTGAGTTTGCAATTCGTGAATTAATAGTAGGCAAAGAAGGTTCGCAGAATGCACTTTACCTGACAACCGAAGAAGGAGGCATCCACAAAGTCGATGGAGCAGATGGCGGGGATGTGGTAAGCATGACTGCCGGTCAAGCGGTCCCCGAGACCATTGCAGTAGTATCCCAATGCACAACCCGACAATATGACGCGGATACTGCTGACAGAAAAATGTTCGCCCGTTCCGAGTTACATATAAAAAGCTCAGACGAAGGGCTTTCGGATGGTGATATCAGTTTTATAACGGAAGATCCCGACTCCACAACCTCGGCCACATCGATATCCAGCCTAATAGGTTCGACATTACCGGCCAGCGAAGATTCTTCCATCCGACTTGGAGTAAGAAAAAGAGGATTCGGAATACAGACAGACTTTAAGCCCACGGCGGGCAGACCATTTTTAAGGGCAGTTAAGATCGATGCCCGAGTAACAGACAGGAGCACGACATCCATTTCATAGGAGAAACATTATGGCAGTATTATCGACAGGACAGAGTTTTAGCAGTGGTGACCAAGTCACCGCTCAGAAATTAAACGACATAATCGGACAAGCGACTTTCACCTCGGCGGCAGATACGACTGATAATTCGACCCTTACTTTAGGTTCGAGTAAATTGAAAGTTAAGGATGCCGGAATCACATCAACTCAGTTGGCAACGGATTCCGTCATCACTGCAAAGATTCAAGACGGAGCGGTAACAGCCTCAAAGCTCGATGCGGCGGCTGTAAGCGTTCTTATGCCAAGCGGTTCGCTCATGCCATATGCTGGGGCATCTGCCCCAACCGGTTATCTCCTTTGCGATGGTGCGGCGATTTCAAGGTCAACTTATTCAGCTTTATTTGCTTTAGTCGGTACAACTTACGGCTCGGGCGATGGTTCATCGACTTTTAATATCCCCGACCTTCGAGGTCGAGTTATTGCGGGTCAGGATAACATGGGTGGATCTTCTGCTAACACTTTAACTAATGCACAGGCAGATCAGTTGGGCGGGACATTAGGTGAAGAAACTCACACGCTTTCAATCGCTGAAATGCCCGCTCATAATCACAATTTGCCCGTCGATATCGGCGGAGTGTTAAACATACAGAGTTTGACGTCAACGGCAGGCTCAGATCAAGGGTACGACGGCTCGGTCGATTCCGCCCTGACCGGCGGAGACGGAGCGCACAACAATGTTCAGCCGACCATCATTTTAAATTACATAATAAAGACTTAATATGGACTTCATAAAAAAATTAATCGGCCCATCGGAGGATGAACTTAGGGAAGAAGCGGAAAAAAGACTGCAAGGGGTTCGTGACGCACAAATCACTCCCACCCAAGTTTTAAAATCACAAGATCCACTTCACCCAACCTACGGAGACACTCATGTGATGATGTTGCGGCGTGGAAACCCTACTAGCTTTCCGGACACTAACCCCGACCATTTTAATTCGGACATCTCACAAGACCAGGTAATTAAATATTTAGCCGAACAATCCCCATCGGGCGAATCATTAGCCTACATTAATCCCATCGAGCGAGAACTTCTTATGCTGTCCGGTGCAAAGGGTAAAATGACAAAAGACGGAGTGGTTTCCTATGCGCCTGAAGATCCGCTGAAACAAGCGGCCATGCTTTTAAATACAGCCGCACCCGAAGGTGAAGGTTTGGCGTACATCAACCAAGAAGAGGCACAGATGCTCAAAGATGCCGGTGGAGCGGGTAAACCGGTCAACTCCTCGGGCGTTCCTTCATTCTTCTTACAAAAACTTTTTGGAGGTGGAAAAGCACCCCCTCCCTTACCCGAATTTAATGTCGGAAAATCTGCCCGAGACTATGTCGGAGCAATGGCCGACTCGGGACTTCAAGACCAGCTTTTAGGAGTTCGCCAAAAGTACGATCCTCAATATCAAGATTTACAGATGGGACTCGCCAAACGAGCCGCCGATCCGATGGCCGACCTGGCAGAATCCAATGCCATGCGATCACAGGATTTTGGTGCAAGAATGGCGGAAAGACAGGCGGGATCGGATATTTCCATGATAGGTCGATTCGGTGCGGATATGAACGAGGCATACCGGGCATCCGATCCACTCATGCAAGCCCGTACAAACCAAGCTAACCAGTTAGCCGAACAGGCGTTCAATGAAGCACAGATGACTGACCTATCGCCCGAGATGAGAAGGCGAGCCACTCAGTCCGCCCGTGAAGGATTAGTCGCACGGGGTAGGGGGATGGATAATGCGGGCATTGCCGCTGAAGCCATGAGCCGAGAAGATTATTTAAGAAAAATTATAGGCGAAAATCGAGACGATGCGATGAAGTTTGGTGGGTATGCATCGAATTTAAATAAACAGACTTCAGTCGATCCTATGGCGATGCTTCGAGGCGGACAGAATTATACGGCCCAAGGATTTGGAGAGAGGTCCGCATTGTTTGGTTTACCACAGGAATCTGCCACTCGAATAAATCCGGATGCGGGAGTTAATATCGGTATGCAAGCATACGCAAATAAAGCAAATTACGATGCGGCCAACTATGCCGCCCGAGAGAATGCGGCGAGTGGAATGGCACAAGGTTTATTTGGAGCAATTGGAACATTAGGCGGGGGCTTTCTAAGTAGAGGATAAATTATGGCAATAGGAGATACAGTTCAGGCGGGCTTAATGCGAATCGACACCTCGGCTTACGAAAGGGCGGGACAGGCGAATGCGAATGCAAATATGGCATTCGGTAATGCTCTTAACCAGGTAGCCAAAGGATTCATCGAGGGACAGGAGAAAAAAGCACGGACAGAAGAAATGACGGGTTATTTAATGAACCAGGGAGTCTCCGAAAAAGATGCCAAAGCAATCGCAAAGAATCCATTTCTGCAAAAAGAGTACCAGCGAAAAAAGGCAACTGAGGCTCAAATGCAAATGGAAGGCAACCGAATTGCCGCACAGCAAAGTATTGCGGCGGCAAATCGCAGAAGTGCGGAAGGTATGGCCAGCGATAAAGCCGCACAGATACAGTCCGAAAAGGATTTGATTCGGGCAGAGGCGGATGAGTTAAAGCAAATAACAAGTGAGGCAAATCAGTTTATGCGGACTCGTCCTCAAACTGAAACCCCTGAGTTTTCCAATTTACTAGAACAGTTTAGCCCCGATCAAATACCAGGGACACCTGAATTTGAAGCAAAGGAATTATCCGAACCTATGGGAGCAAGGCCACCTCTTATGGCATCCTTTGCTACAGACAAACCAAACTTTGAAATGTTTAATGTCGGTAAAGCCCCAATAGAACAGCAGTTGCCCGAATCTTTCCAAGGTCTAGCTGGCCGTATTATTGATATGGCTGATAATGGAGAAATATCGCAACCGGCGGCAGACTTAGCATTAAATCGAATCCAAGCCCAAGCGATGGCCGAGCAGAAGGATGGGCCAACAAGGTCTGAGATATTAGCTAGGGAGAAATTTGAATACGAAAAGGCACAAGACGCTGAAGAAAATAAACCAATGCCTCCGGTTGACCCTGTTTATAAGGAGGCGGCAATAAACGCAATCGATTCAGCAATTGAAAAGTCTAAAGGATTTTTTGCAACTGGAATTACAGGGCAAGCTCTACAAGGATTTGCTGGTACAGATGCTAGAGATTTAGCACAAGCTATCTCAACTGTTGAAGCGGCAGTAGGTTTTGACCGACTTCAAGAAATGAGAGATTCCTCAAAAACAGGTGGCGCACTTGGGGCTATAAATACTAAAGAATTAGAATTGTTATCCAACTCACTAGGTTCACTTGACCCACTACAGAAACCTGAGACTTTGAGGAAAAATCTTGAGAGCATTAAAGAGAAGTATGTTAAAATATTAAAATCTGTTGAGGCTGAAAAATATGCTTTTGAAAATGACATAACTTTTAAAACACCAAAAGAGGCTATGGATTTCGTTGATAACTTTAATGCATCTTCGCCCCAACAACCAGCCCCTCAAAGCCGAGACGAACTACTAAAACAAGAAGCAGATTTGCAGAGGAGACTTAATGAGAGGCTTTTAAATAATCCACCCGTGCAACAGTTCAGAGGCATATAATGCGATCCGAACAAGAAATTCTTGAGAGTATAAATAACCTTCGCTCTCAGCTAGGGGAAGATCAATTTACACCTCAATCCGATGACTCCATTGAGTCAATACAAGCAAGAGTTAATGCACTTGATAGGCAACTGGCATCCACTCCCGAATCATTCTCCGAGTATGTTGAAAGGCGGAAGGTCGAGGATAGTCGATCATTGGGTGATAAGACCGCCGCTTTCACAGAATCCTTTATGACCGGTGCGGGTGCATTGGCAAAAGAAGGATCGAAAGCAATAAGTGAACTCTTCTCCGGCGATGTGGGAGCCAGCGAAGTAGGCGGAGTCTTTCAGGTCGGAATAAATGATTTTGGTAGATTCGCAGAAACTTTAGGCGGTGCGGCGATGGATAACTTTTACTCGGATGAAAACGAGATGCAAAGGGAGTATCAAAGATACAAGGATAACTTTCTTTATAATCAAGAAGTCCGTCCGGCCATGCTCGAAACCTACGATGAAGAGGGTAGGGACTTTGTCAGCTTTGGGGCAAACTTTGTCGATCCCACTTTACTTGTACCAGCCGCCGGATTAATCGCTAAAGGCGGATCTCTCGGAGCAAAAGCAGTTGCAACAGGAGCAAAGGCGGGAGCATTCGCCGCTCGGTCACCTAGGCTTGTGCAGTTATCTAAAGCGATGGCGAAGACAAGCCGAGGTGCTGAGAAGGTAGCTAAGGGATTAGACAAGGCATCTGAGGTAGCATCGATACCAGCTAAACTTGCCGCATCGGGAACGAGGAAAGCGATTAAAGGATCAGCCCTAGTAGGTTCAAAGATTGCCGGTGGAGTTGGTAAAGCTGGAGAACTGACATCGAAGGTTGCTGGACTACCAAGGGCCGCAGTTACGGGTCTTGCAAGTAAAGTTATCGATCCAAAGATTGCCGGTTCAGGTATCCTTGGCGCACAGGTAACAGGAGCATTAACGGGGCAAGTTCCAGGACTCGGATTATTAACTGGAGCGGAAGCATTCGGATATATCGCCAATAAGACGGGTAGGGGGGTAGAAAGAACTTTATCCACTCTGTCATCTACTGGCGGACAGAAAAGATTCCTTCAACGATTGGCCACTACTGCCGATTCTCCAAGACTTCGTAAGCTCGCACTTATGGCTCATGCTGGCGGTGCTACCAAGCTAACCGACTTAGCATTCAATTCACTGGTTAATGGTGCATCCGTAGGAGCATTAAACGGAGCATTAGCATACGCATCGGGAGAAGGTGCGGAAGGCGTTGGCGCGGCAGTTGGTTCGGGCACGCTGATGGGAGGCTCGCTACCATTCGGCCAACCTGGTATGAAGGGTGGGAAGAGTCAGGCGGCTAGGGATCAGTCGAGTATTAACTTTCTCAATGCCAAGCTGGCAGATGATCAGATTAAACAATTTCAAAAACTATCCCCCGAAGCACGATTGGCATTTGCCACAGTCGAAGAGGCGGGGATTCGTGCGCCTAAATTAGCATTCTTAGATAAACAGACTTATTTAGACTTCCTTCGTCAAGACGATCCAAACCTCCGCCAAGCACCTAATGCTCATTACGATATGGGCGATAATACTATTTATGTTAATCAGGATGGTAATGCTGGCAGAAGCTCGAAAGAGGCAATGGATATTCTTACCCATGAACTCGGCCACCATTTTATTACTCAAGGCATAAAGGACGATCCACTCTTTGCCCGAAAGATTTTAGAGCAGTACGAGGCAAAGCCAGGAGAGGAATCATTCGAGTTTGCATTTACAACCGATTCAGCCGGTTCACCGATTGATTCAATTCAATTAAATGCAGATGCTAAAAAGATTTCAGATGGATACGATTCCATCCAAAGCGGTGACCAGTCAATCAGCGTAGGCATGGATGCCAATAAACTCGCCCAAGAGATTGGGGCCGAGCAGTTCGCTATGATGATGGTCGATAATCCCAATATCTTTAACACTATCGAACCATCTCTCAGGCAGAAACTTTTAGACGGATCTCGTAAAGTGCTTACCATGTTTGGTGCAGTTGACCCATACACCGGTAACCCGTTAGACATCTCGATATCTCCCATCCTTAAACGCAATAAACAAGTCCGTAACTTATATAAGAATTATATTAAGCAGAGGGAAAAGTCGATTGTGGACAAGGTTGACCTTGCTGAGAAGGGAGTGGCGATTAAGGTGCGTAAGGGCGAATCGGCGGATCAGGCGGTGGATAGGATGTATGGTAAAGTATTCGGTGCTAAAAGTTTCAGTCTAGATGATGTGTCGGGATTTAGAATCAATAATAAAAAGATCAAGAAAATCCTCACAGACATAAAAAACAGATTAGTCGAATCTCCTGAAGGATCTCTTCGAGTTGAGCGAAATCAAATAGTAGGCAAGGAGTTAAACAAAGACTTAAAGGAAGCACTTTTATTCGGGGATAAATTAGGAAATAAAAATGTCCTACTGAATGCTATGCTTGAAGGCATTAAGAACTTAACAGAGTTTAATTTCTTGTATCGTGCCGGTAAACCAAGCAAATACTCCGATAACGAGTTAAGAGCTAGAATCGTTACTCCATTTCAAATTAGAGTAACTGGATTATCACCTAGATCGAAGTCTGCCGCATCTGTGAAGATGGATGCATACGATTTAGCATACCTTCGCAATAATGTTGAAGTATTAACTAAGGAAGGATTTACCGATAAACCGGAAGATTTAATAAAGGAAGCTAGGAGGGTAGCCCAACAAGCACTAGAAGATCCCGAGGGCAGAATTAATCCTGAAGGTAACTACGAGAACGAACTTGTTACCGCAGTATTCGGCCAGCCTGAGTCTGCTCAATTTATAAAGAATCCAAAACTTAGACAGTTACTTGAGGATAAGAAGCTAAAGCATTCAATTCGCTCCTACGATGTGGACGCATTGGCTGGCCTAGTTCCAACCGGCAAGAGCGGAATCGCATTTGATTACTTCAATATCAAAAACAATTACTCGCCCTTCGATGATAAGCTGTTCATGCCAACCGAAAAAGCAGATGGTAATAATAACTTAATTCCTTTCCCAAAAGCAAAGTCAGACCCAGCGCCTTTACCTGGAGTTAAGCGTACATTTCCGCAACAAGATATCTTAGACGCTTTAGCCGACAAGGGTCTTATAAGTTACGAAGCTGGAAAGAATGATACAGTTATAGCAAAAGTAAGTACTGATGGGTATCCGATGCCCGATTATTTAACAATTTACCCAGACGGGTCAGTTGAACAAGCTAAACCTAAACTCTTCATGCCGGCCTCCGAAGCGGGTGCGGGGAAGGGGAAGCAAGCCGAGGCCGCAAAGCTATGGCAGGAGAAGGGTACGGATTCGCCATACTTTAAGAAGTGGTTCGGCAAGTCCAAGGTAGTCGATGAGAACGGCGAGCCGTTGGTGGTTTATCATGGGACGAAGGCAAAATTCAATGAATTTGAAAGGTCAAGAGGGGGCGAGTTTGGATCGGGAATGTATTTCACTGAGAATATTGACTCAGCAAAAATGTTTGGAGGCTTTCAAGCGGGTGACTCAGAAGTTGTAACTATGCCAGCGTATTTAACTTTAAAAAATCCATTAATTACTAGTGATAGAAATATCCCAAGGGGTGCTGGGGTTAAATCTTTAATGAAAAAAGGATATGACGGAGTAATTGGGACTACACCAAACGGGCAAAAACAATACATCGCCTTCTCCCCCGAACAAATCAAATCGGCCACCGGCAATCGGGGAACCTTCGATGCGGGGGAGAGGAATATTCTTTTTATGCCTACTCAAGGCGATACAACTCCGGCATCAGTTCAATCATGGGACGGACCGAATCCTACATTCGGCACAAATTTCACCAAGGGGATGGTTAAAGATAATAAGGAGGCCGCCGCTTTACTCCGTAAATCATATGAAGATCAATTCGGAGAACCACTAAGGGCGCAAGATTTTACAGAGGAACAGGTAAGTTGGTTGGGCGATATGCTCGCACAAGAAGGGGAAGCCGCACTCGGTAGAACCGGCAATGCGGTAGACTGGTATACGAGTGCAGTTGAGCGGGCATTGGCGGTAGCCGAGGAAATCTTTCCCGATATTGGTCAGAAGTATGAGGCTAAAGATAGGTTTCTTGGTGCATTATCGATCACTAGTCAGAACATGAGGGTGATGGATAATGCAAAAGGTGCAGTTAAACAATACCAACATAAGGAAAGGACCGGCAAATTTGACTACAGCATTAAGCATGGGGCAAAGGCAGATGCCATAACGAAGAATTTAAAACTCTATGACCAGGCTGAGGCTAAAATGGGAGCCAAGGATCTCCACGAATTTCTAGATACAGACTTTACTGTTAAAGAATTGTCAGAATGGGGAAAGGGTTTCTTCGGGGATAAAAAGTTTTCTATAGCTGGTTACAGCACTGATATGGTTAAAGGCTCGGCAATATTCGGTCCTAAGATCGGGCAAGGATTCTTTCAGAACCTTCGAGGGAACTATAATCCGGTAACTGTCGATTTATGGTTACGAAGGACATTTGGCCGATTAACCGGTTTAGCGTTAGATACGCAATTAAAACCTGGTGATATAGGTAGGCTTATTTATTCGGTCCGTAAAAATGTAGGTAAACGAAAATTCTCAGGATTGGAATTACCTGAGTTTTTAAAAGGGGTTGCGATAACTGGTAAAGTACAAGGTAACGGAGTTGCAAATTTCAAAATATCTGACCAGGCATATAACCGGCTTTTTGGAGATAATACTATTGGCCGAGACAATTATGAAGCAGTTTACGAATTTGCCGGTAAGTTAAATAAAGAGTGGGAACGAAGATTTGCGACTGCCGGTAATGATGTTACAAAAGCTAAAAAGGCAATCAAGGCCGCCAAGAAGGAAAAGAAAGGCACAGCGAATTTAGAAAAGAAACTCGCAAAGTTGGAAATTGAAAAGGAGGCAATTGGTAAAGAAAAACCACAATGGGCAAAGGCTGGTTCAACTGTTTCCGATAAATTAAAACCTATTGATATTCCATCAAATGCAGAGCGAGCCGTAATCACAAAAGCATTTAATGTGGCATTAAAGACTTTAAGAGATAAAGGCATCGACTTGACCCCGGCGGATCTTCAAGCTACTCTATGGTATCCTGAAAAAGATATATGGGCATTTTTAAAAGGCGAAAACTCAGATGCATTAAATATGTCCTACGATACAGCAATGGAGGTAATTCGTGACCAAAGATAAAAAGAAACCTGAAGTATATGACTTCGACCATGAAGATGGTTTGGCATCGCAGTTGTCTGACAAGCAGATTGAAGGTGCGGCATCCTCACTAAAGAAATTGATGGACCGAAAGAAACGAGAAGATCCAGCACTTAGGCAAAGATTAAAAGACCTAGATGCTGAGATGAAAGCTCGTAAATCTTAATACTAGTTCAGCCAGTGCTAAGTTATCCGAAAGATTTCGGTAAATAATCTATTAACAGCCTCCCATTTCTTTCGCTAACCCTTGCGTTAGAATAGTTCCATTTTATAGCAATTTAGTCCTTGATTAGGTGTGTGCAGTCCAATATTGTACGCAACCACTAGGGAAAGGATAAAATGAAAAAAGGAACTAAAAAATGGATAAACGACCTAAGTTGCACATTGTACTATAAGGGTGAAACTCGTAAGTGTTTCGCGCAAGATTTTAGGCATATGAGACTAAAGCTACCTGAAGCGGTCCAGCGGAAGTGGAAATTATGGTGCAATATGAATAGTGACAGCTTGGAACAAATCAGTCAGAATGAATGGCATGGTCATACAATCTGTGCAACTGGAGAACGAATTAATTACACCATCATTGATCGTAAGGACAAGGTCAAAGAGGCGGCTAGGCTTTTGGGACAGGTTGGCGGCCAAGCTGGATATGGTAAGAAAAAAGTTCGTGGAGATTCTAATTATTACCGCTTACTCCGAGCGAAAAGGACGATAAAAGAGTCAAAGAAAAATATGTAAAAATGAATATTAATAGAGAAAAAGTTACTTTTATGGCAGATAATGCACAAATTTGTTGACATGATCCGATTCATTCCATTTAAGAGTATTTTCAACCTAGTGGATGGGTTGAAGTTGATCTTTAAAATTCTTAACAAATACCGGTTGGCGCATATTATGTTTCGCACAATATGCATTACGGGCCTAAACTTACAAAAAAAGTTGATAAGTAGACCTTAGTTTTTTCCAGCCGGTTTTAACACTAACCGGCAAAATGGACAAAACTAACCTTCAAAACTATCATGCGCTTTTCCTGACAAAGGACGAGCTTAAAGAAATATTCCGACTTAAATCGGACAAAGCTCTCAATGCTTTTAAGCGAGAGTTTGGCATTCGGAAAAGAGGCCAGCATTACTTGGCTTCCGATGTCCGAAAAGTAATTGCTATTTTTAGCGAGGAGGCCGCATGAAGGTCACCATTGGAATCGACCCTGGCAAGAGTGGCGGTTACGCAATCGCTTACGGTGGATTGCACAGTATTCACCTATTCTCCATCGGGGAGGACTTTGAATTTGTTGAGCATATGGAAGACATTTTAGACAACCCCGATGTTGAATCAGTTGAAGCGGTAGTCGAGTTAGTCCCACCCTTCGCTGGCAAGCTGATCCCTAGCTCGTCTTCATTCAAACTTGGGGAGAACTATGGATTTATCCAAGGAGTTCTTCGATTTGCTGGCATTCCATTTACCTTAGTCCGCCCTCAAGAATGGCAAAAAGGATTAAGCGGATTGACTGGGCTAACTTCAGGCAAACGCAAAAAAGTTTTAGCGAATCATGCCAAGCGATTCTTTCCATCGACTAAAGGTATCACTTTAAAAACGGCGGATGCCATTCTGATCCTCCGGCACTTTCTTATAAACAAATAACAATGAGTCTCCCACTCGTAAAATAGGGAATAGAAAACATAAAATATCATGGCTATATTACAGC